GCGGTGAAGCCCTTCATGTCGCCAAGGGCAATACGGATCTCTGCGTCAAGGCGTAACTCCCAGGGTTGCACGCTCCAGTCGAAACCCGTGACGTCCGCCTCAGCCAGACCCTTCTTCAGGGCCAGCGAGTCGATACGTTGACGGATCTCTTCCAAATCGTGGTCCCGGCTGAGGCCTAGACCCGGAGCAGAAGGGTGGGTCTTCCAGGTGGCAATCTCCTCTCGGTTTTGGGCCGAGCACAGGAGCCGCTCTACGAGCTGGTCCACGAGGGAGACACCACAGATCAGGCGCCAGCGCTTGCTGGCTAACTTCCGTTTGCTGTGGGGCTCGTTCTTTACGAACAAGCGCGGGGGATCGGTGAAGCCTCGCTCCACCAGGTCTGACGGTGTCAAAGCCTTGATGTGAGCGGTTTCTGCCGATCCCAACGCCTGTATTCGTTCAATAACGAGATCTTCGATAAGTTGGTAGTGGTTCTCTAGAATGTCATGGTTGCAGTGGCCTAGGACCGAGTAGGGGACCCCCGGTTTGGAGGTCTTCTCTACTGCGTGTTCCATAAGCCATCGAATGCGCTGGCGCACCCGCTCTTCGTCGATCCCCTCAGCATGGAAGCCGAGGGGCGGAAGAGTGTGTGGGTACTCCTTTACGCATCGATGGAGGAGAGCTTCTCGCTCCACCTGACTTGGGACTTCGCCTTGGCAGCGCCTGGCCCCTTGGGAGGCAAGGGAGGCGCGGACGCCAGCGATGGTGGTGTCCGGTTTGTGCCAGTTGTCGAGTCCTTTGACGAGCCGCTGTTCTTCCCGCGTCGCCGGCTTCGGCGGCGCCTGGGGGCGGCTTGAGAATGTGCAGGTGGTGTGGCCAACGACGGAGAAAGCGCTGCCGCCTTCGAAAGCGTACTGCTCTTCGGGCGGGAGCCAGCTGAAGCCTCCGAGCTCTTGTCGGGCGAGCTCGGCTTTCGAGACTCCAGCCTGCGAAAATGCTGGGGCGGGTCCGCGGGTGGGCTAACGTCCTTAAACTCGTCGTCGTCGTAGTAGTCGTCGCCGTATTCGCTGACCTGATCGCCCCAGGCCATCCCAGGCTCCCAGTGGTACTGGGGGTCATGGTCGTCGTCGGAATCGTCGTCCACAACCACGAACCGATTGCCGGTGTGGACTAAGTGGACGTGATACCGGCCGTTTCGCCAGGCTTTCTTGTCGGTTCCAAACATGTACATATCCTGCCAATCGTTCGCATAGATGTCCCGAGGGTCGTACTCATCTTCGCGCCACTGGTCGTCAGGGGGCTCAGTCTCGTTCTCGTCGTCATCTACGTGGTGCATCGGGTTGTCGGGCAGGGCGAAGCGCAGGGCCTCGAACGTTGTAAAGAGGTTCAGGTCCTGGTCCCGCAATGCGCGAGTGTGGATCCCAATGGCGCGAGTGCCACTCAGAACGAATCCTCCGCTGGCTCCTGGCTGCGTAGTCGCAGAGTGTGCCATCCGGAAAGGTTGGGGGTTCTTGGGGTCCGGTCCCTTTTGCACGCCATTGGCAACTTCCCAGGAGCCGTCTTTCTTGGGCGTCAGGACGCGGCACGCATGCTTTGTCCGACTGCGGCCAATCTTCATGGCTTTGATCTGGGCTGCGCTCCAGAACTCTTTGGGGAGCTCGAGGAGCACAAGGTCCAAGTCCAGGCTTACGAAGAATACCGGGGCCGACTTTGGAAAAGGCATGTCTCCGTTGGGAGTTCGCAGGTACACATCATCGTGGCGGAGCTGCTTCAACACGTGAAGAGCGGTCACGCCATAAGTGGTGCCATTGAATGCCAGCCGGCCCAGTACTCCGTAGCCAGAGGAAATC